CAAGAATTTGGGTAGAGTGGGGGAACGAGATACACGAGATAACCTTGACGCCTCGAAACTGGCGCCTCGTTAAGGCGGGACACCCGCTTAGAATTAGAGGCTCTGGGGCTGGCGAAGGCAAAAGCCAATGGGAATACTGGAACTTTGCAGGCAGTCTAAGCGGTAGACTGTTTGTCGAGTACGGCAACGACGGTGCAGTTGGTTTTGAAGGAAGACTATGCGATGCTGAAATCGAAATTTTGGACAAGAATTTTTGACACTAAATAATTAATTTTATTCACTTTTTAGCGACAATCCAATTCGCCGCGATCAGCCCCGGAACCGCCACCTGCGCACGGTCTGCGTCCCGTGCCAGATCGAGCCGTTTCGCGAGCATTACCTGGGACACGAGCAAAAAGATCGGCACTGTTGCCTTGCCACGTCCCGTCTTGGACCGCGATGCAACCCCAAGCCCACGGCTGTTCAACCGCCCATTGACGACTAAGAGACTCGGCCCTCGGCGACGATAGACGAACCGCAAACGCAGCCCGCGCCGACGTTCCCATTCGCCCGGGCTCAGCGCTTTCCCGCGTGCTCCTTTGCCTGCCGCCGGCAGCGGGATCGCAAGCCAAAACCCGTCTTTTGAGCGAATGAGCGGCCCGGTGTCATGCGCACCGATGATCTCTGGCGCCTTTGACCAGACAAGCGCCGCCGCATTCAGGCTTTCCCCGGACCGCGGATAGGTCTGGTTGCGGATCGAGTTGGCCAGCCGCCGGCCAAGCCCGGCTTGGGTGATCTGCCCGCGCCAGTCCTGCTTGAGGCCCGAGCCGGCCTCACGCATCGCTGCCGTCACCGCCTTTTCTCCGGCCTTGATTTCAGCGGCCATCAGCGCCGCAAGATCCGGCGTGATCTCAATGCCAAGCTTCATGCCGGGTGCAGCTCCAGCGTCCAGATCAGCCGCTCTCGATCTCGACGCGGCGCGCCCTGGATTAGGAAGGTCTCGTCCGCAATCAGGATCTGTTCCGCAGGCTGTGGATCAGGAATCTCTGCCGTACGCACATCCAGACGCACGGTGTCCGAGACAAGCCGCGCCGCCCCGAACTCAGTGATTTCATCTGGCCGGCGCAGGATGCCACGGGCGCGGGTAAAGCGCCCGGTGACATCACGATGCCAGATCTCCACCGAGATATTGGGATCGGCAAAGAGCCGATCGAGCGCTGCGGCAAAGGCAGTCATCAGAATGCGCCGTTCAACCTGACGCGTCCAATCGTGTCACTTGCACCGCCGGCAACCGCAGCCAGGGCAACCCCAATCAACGTATTGGACGTGGCCGTGGTGGTCGTCACCTTGTTCGTGTCATCCCAATAGATCTTGGCCCCGACTGTCCACGCCTGGCTCGGCGCCTTGGCAAGATCATGCACGCCGGTCAGCATCACTTCCACTTCGGCGCTAGCAATCGCGTCATTTGCGGCCACGCCGACAATCGCGCCGACCTTGAGGCATGCGCCGGAGACCAAATCATAGGGAGCAGCCAGTGTGACCGTCTGGCCCGGTTGAATGAAGGTTTTCATGGGAGGTCCTTTTCAAGATTGAGTGGGGCGGCCAAGAAGGGCCGCCCTTATGTCTGACGCATCAAAACTCAGGTCAGCGATAATCAGCTCAGCGCCACGCCCGGGTTCTTGTAGAGCCCACGCCAATCGATGGCCTTGGCGCCAAAATCAAGCCGTGCGCGGATTTCCATCCCGTCCACGTCAAAGCCCATGCGGGTCTCCATCGCGACCCCCTCCTGACCCTCGAGATAAGCATATTCGATCGTGTCGATCGCCGCCGGGCTTGCCATCAGATACCACGGCACGGCACCGGTCCCTGGATCCAGCCGGGGCTCGGAAATCACCGTCAGGCTTCTGAGCGATCCCGGCACCACATCGGTGGATTTCGCGGGCACGATGTTTTGCGCCAGCAGCTGTTCAGCCTCCAGTTCCAGCGAGGTGGGCACCACCAGAAACGCTGGACGGATGTTGATCACCGTCTTGCCATCGAGCCCCTTTTGCAGGCTCATGGCCGTGCGCGCCTTGGCGAGGCCCGCCACATCAAGCTTCACACCGGTGGCAGCGAGGTTGTTATGACCGGCATGGAAGAGCGTCTTGCCATCGGCCATCGCGGCATTGGCGGTGATCACGCCCCAGACCACATCGCTCTCCAGCGTTGCTGCGGCCGTGCCAAACAGCGCAGGCACCCGCGTGAAGGCATCAAGATCATCATTGATCAAAACCTGTCGCGTGATCCCGATCACCTTGCCAAAGGTCTCGATGCGATATTTTTCCTGCGCCTCGCCAAGCGTGCCACGTTTGTACTCACCGCTCTCGTTCACCTTTTCGAGCTGCGGCGCTTCACCGAGCTGCAACCGATGCACATCGCGGAAGTCAGCCACCGTCGTGCGCCGCGCAATCGGTGCGAATGTCCGCGGCGCGGTCTCATAGGCGGCGCGCAGCGTCTTGTTGGTGACATTCGACAGGATCAGGGGAAAGTCAGACGTGCTATGCAGCGCTCGCGTCGCCAACTCATCCCGGCTGAGACCGCGCACCCGAACCCCCTCCGAGGTAAGGATGTCGCGGGCCATCTCGATAAGCGAGAGCCCGCGCCACTCCCGCGCCGCCGCTGATAGCTCGAACCGGCCTGGATCATGACGATGCAGCA